TCTTGAGACCCGGAGGGCCGCATAATGGGCCGAACCACTGAAATGCAATCGCGCGCCGATCAACGTGCCGAACGCCATGCCCGGACCTTCGCGGTATCGCAATTGCCCAAGCCTGACCCCCGTGTTTCTGAGCTTGCCGCCCAAGGCTACAACGCGCTTCAGATTGCCAGCCTGTTGAGATTGCCTGCCATAGACGTCCGGCTGATGCTGGCCAGCAGGGAACGAACATGAACCCGGCAGCGCATTACATCATCGGAAGCCTGCGCCCATGGCGTTACGGCTACATCCGCCGGGAATACACCCAAAACTTGGGCGAGGGGCACGGCGAGTATTTCTTCGGTGCAATCCACGGCCTGCGTGTGATCGAAGGCGAGAGCCTGTGGCTTCAGATCATGCTGATGGAAGATCACGCTGGCGCCGGGTTCCTGGCCCCTATCGAAGCATTCTGCCATCGTGTGCCGGACGAACCCCGCCAGCCCGGTCCTGTGGATATGACCTACATCCAGCCTTGGGACACGTTCTCGTCCAGCTTCGGGGTCCATGAGCTTGAATTCCATCGCAACATGAGGGCGCTTATCCTGCCAGACAGACGGCCAGCGACCTACTGGTGCACGCTGGATTTCGCCGAAAGCTCGCTGGCTGAGGACACCACGCAGCACAAACACCTGCACCTTTTCCTGATGCAAGACGGCAGCATCGGGGCGTTCCCGAATAACCGCGTGTTGTGGGACGACCCCGCGTTCTGCAAGCCAACTGAAAGCAAGCCTGACTTTACCAGCTTGTGGGGTGATTTCCGCGCGGAGGGCGTGCCATGAGGTTAGAAACCTGCCGGCGAGGCGCACACGTCAACCGCATCGAAATTCGTGTGGACATCGACCGCCACGGCAACCGGCATACCGAGGAATGGCATGTGTGCCGGTTCTGCGGCCACGACCGCAAGCACGCCACAAGGCGCGTTATCCCGCAAGCCGATGCACAATGGAGATCAAGCCTGTGAGCAAAAAGCAAAAGAAGCCCAAGCCAGCCAGGAAAGCATGGTGGAAATTCTGGACAGCCCAAGAGGTTCAACCCCCGAAAGCCATAGCCTATGACCGCAACGCGCTTCCAATGGGTGTGGTTGACCAGACCGCCAAATCACAGGACTAACCCCGCATGTCCAATGTTCGCCCGATCATCCCCGACGCCTACAGCCAGCGTTATCATGCGCTGTCGATTGCCGCGTCCCTCAATCTGGACTATAAAAAGCCCGAAGACGTGATCGCGGCGGCCAAAAAGCTCGAAGCCTACCTCAACGGAGACCAAAGTGACCGACCTAAAAGCCGCTAACCAGATGCTCGCCCAAGCCATCCAGGCCCTTGAAAGCCCTGAGCACGACGCCGACGTGTCCGAAGCCGAAGCAATCCGTGCCCGCCTGCTCGACCTTGACGCCGCAATCGGCGATCGCATCCAAGCCAAGCTCGACGCACACAAGCTGATTGTGGATAGCTGGGGCGTGTCTGAAGCCATTATCCCGCGCAGGCTGGATACGGCAGACGAACCCATCGTGGAGATTACCGACTGGATGGGCAAGCCCGACGAAACCTCAGCCGTTTCCGCCGACGCATGGGAAGCCCATCACGCAGAACACACTGGCAAATATGCCCTGTCAGGCGATGAGGTGCCAGACGCTGTGCTGATGAACGGCGCCGCTGAAAGTGTTGCAGAAATACAACAGGACCAATAACAGACCAGACTGACCGCTCAGACCGGCAGGAGGACGATGTGACCACTAAAAAACAGGTTCGAAACAGGATTGGCAAAGCAGAGAACCTGACTAACGCTGGAAAGGGCAGACCAAAGGGCGCTGTCAACAAAACAACGGCGCTGCTTAAGGACGCCATACTGCAAGCCGCTGAAGCCGCTGGCGCAAAGCTGGTGGTCGACAAGAGCGGAAAGGCAACAGGCGGCATGGTTGATTATCTAACCAAGCAAGCAGAAGACAATCCCGGTCCGTTTCTCACATTGTTGGGTAAGGTGCTGCCGCTTCAGATCAATGGCGGGGAAGACGAGCACGGCCTGCCAAAGGCAATCGAGATACGTTACATCTCCGCCAAAGACCGGCTTGGGGAAATCAGCCATCAAGCTGGGCGCGTTCCGATGTTAAACGTCGAATACGATGATCATCAATAAGTCCGACGTTTTTGAGCCGTTAAGGCACGCAGCTCGCTACAAGGCGGTCTATGGTGGCCGGGGCGGCGGCAAATCACACGACCGCGCAGAGCACATGATCCTGCGCTGCTATGAGGCTAAGACCCGCGCGGTTTGTATCCGCGAAGTCCAGAACAGTATCCGCGATTCCGTCCGCCAGCTCTTGATTGACAAGATCGACACGTTCCGGCTGCGCAGCCATTTCGACATCACTGACAGCGAAATACGGGGCAAGAACGGCTCGCTGATCGTGTTTCGAGGGATGCAGAGTTACAACGCCGAAAACATCAAGTCGCTGGAAGACTTTGACATAGCCTGGGTGGAAGAAGCCCAGACCTTTAGCGACAAGTCCCTGCGTTTGCTTCGCCCGACGATCCGTAAGGAAGGCTCCGAACTCTGGTTCACATGGAACCCGCGTTATGAAGACGATCCGGTGGACGCATTTTTCAGGGGCGCAAACCCGCCAAAAGACGCAGTTATCGTGAAGTGCGGGCTGGAAGATAACCTTTGGGCCAGCGGCGTTTTGCTGAAAGAACAGCAGGAGGACATGCAACGTGACCCGGAAATGGCCAGGCATGTCTGGAACGGCGATTATGAAATTGTTTCGGAAGGCTCGTATTATGCCCGCCTGATTGCCAAGGCAGAAGAAGAGGGCCGGATAGGTGATTTCCCGCATAACCCCGCAATGCCTGTCCGGACGGCGTGGGACATTGGCGTGGATGATTACACGGCGATTTGGTTTATTCAGGATAACGGCATTTTTCACACGGCGATTGATTATTACGAGGTCAGCGGGCTGGGCGCGGAAGACATTGTGCGAAACGCCTTGCCTGAGTTGATCCCGGATTTGCAAGAACGGGCCGAGCATCGCAGCGCAATGGGCCGTGATACGTTGTATAAATACGGGCTGCATTACCTTCCGCATGACGTAAAGGTCAGGGAATGGGGCGCAGGTGCCAGGTCACGCATTGAAACGCTAATGGCTTTGGGCGTGAAGCCGATACACAAGGGCGCTGCGTTAGGTCCGGAAGAGCGCATAAACGCAACGCGGGCTTTGTTGCCGCACTTTCGGTTCAACAGGACAAGCCGCGTCATGCTGGGTGTGAACAGGTTGCGCCGATACGCGCGTAAGCGTAATGAGCAGATGAAAATCTGGATGGGTCCGGAACACGGTCCTGAATCGCACGGTTCTGACGCATTTGGGGAATACGCAATAAATCGCGGCAAGCACATTGTAACAGACGCGCCAATCAAGCCTAAACAGCAAACTGGCACGGTGATACTTGATGGCCCGCCAAAGCCTGTTAAACGTGCCAGCTTAAAGGTGTGACATGGAACCCGAGACCGAAGCACCAGAACCGGACAGCACGTCGTCTCGCCCTTGGCTGGACCTTATCCAGGACGCTGGCAAAGCGTTTGAAAGCTGGCACGCACGCTGCGACCGGGCCAAGGAGAACTATGCTTCGCTGAAGCGCCTGAGCAATGAGAGCGGCTCTAAGGAGATGCAGCTTCTCTATGCTAACATCGAGGTGCTCAAACCCACGATCTACGCACGCCCGCCTGTGCCAGTGTGTAAGACACGGTTTTCAGACCGCAAGCCCGTAAACAGAACCGCGTCAGAAGTGATTGAACGCTGCCTGATGGTGAGTTTCGACGCAGAGCGCATCCATGACACGATGCTGCACATCCGGGATGACGTGACCCTGTTTGGCCGGGGCGTCATGTGGTTGCGTTACAAGACCGAAGGCGGAATGGCCGAGATGGTCCCTAACAGCAAGCAGGACGACCAGGGCGCCGACGAAAACGACGAAGACGAGGCTGAGGAAGGCTATGGCGAGGGCGCCGAGGACTTCTTTGAGTATGTCTGTTATGACCATGTGAACCGGGCGGACTTCCTGCACGAGCCTGTCAGAACATGGTCTGAGGTGGGCTGGGTTGCTAGGCGATCATGGCTGACACGCGAACAGGGAATGCGCCGGTTCGGGGATAGCTGGCGGGAAATCCAATACGTCGAGGCCGAGAATGACACGGCTGAAGAATACAAGGTTGAGAAGAAGGCCGAAGTTTGGGAACTCTGGCATAAAGGCCAGGAGACTGTTGTATGGGTTCACAAGGGCAGCAAGGAACTGCTTGACCGGCGTGACCCTTGGCTTGACTTAGACGGGTTTTACCCATGCCCGAAGCCAGCCTATTCGGTTTGTGAGCCTGAAAGCCTGATACCTGTCCCCGATTACCTGTTTTACCGGGATCAGCTTGAGGAAGTGAATACCCTGACGGGCCGGATTTCGGCTCTGTCCGATGCGCTAAGGATGAAGGGTTTTTACTCAGCCGGCGGCGAGGACATCGGGACAGCCTTGGAAAAGGCATTCCAATCTCAGGACGACAACGCAGTGATGATCCAGGTGCCGACCGTTGCTGCTCTCGGTCAGGGGATGCAGAATGCTATCCTGTTCATGCCCCTGATGGAGATTGCGAACACGGTTTCGGCCCTCGTTGCTCTGCGCAAGCAATTGATCGAGGACATCTACCAGATTTCCGGCATCTCGGACATTATGCGGGGTGAGACGAAGGCGAGCGAGACAGCGACCGCGCAGAACATCAAGGCGCAGTTCGGGTCTGTTCGCGTGCGCTCGCGTCAGGAGGAAATGGTCCGGGTCGCTGATGACGCGATGAAGATTGCGGGCGAGATCATTGCGGAAAACTTCCAGCCGCAAACGATCATGCAGATGTGCCAGATGGATAAGCTGGTGCCTGGCGCTTTGATCCAGCAGCATGAAGCCCTGAAAGCCCAGCAGGCTCAAATGGCGCAACAGATGCAGATGGCCCAACAATCCGGCCAGCCTCCCCAGCCAATGCCGCAGATGCCGCAGCTTCCTCCCCTGCCAAAAGATGCGATTGCGGCCGAGGAGGTGCTTGCGCTGCTACGTAATGAGCGGATGAGGCCATTTATCCTCCAGACAGCCTCAGACAGCACGATCCAGCCCAACGAGGACGCTGAGAAGCAACGCCGGAATGAGTTTGCCCAAGCTGTAGGAAATCTTATGGTCAGCTCTGGGCCTATCGTGCAGGCTGCACCGGAAGCGGCTAAATTGGTCGCTGAGATGCTTCGCTTTGTGACCGGGGCTTATCGTGCTGGCAGGGCTATGGAACAGACGATTGACGATTTCATTGAGGAGCTTAGCGCCAAGGCTGCGCAGCCTCCACAACCCCCGCCACCAGACCCGAAGATCGAGGCGATGAAAATGGACATGCAGATCAAGCAGGGCGAGGCACAGGTCCGCCAGCAAGAAACGCAGGCCATGATGCAGGTGAAGGGCATGGAAGCCCAAGCCAGGATGGCTGAGATCCAAGCCAAGGCACAACACGATCAGATGATGGCGGGCATGAACGAGCGCCTGAAGCAAATGGACCTGCAACTGAAAGCTT